GACATCAAATTCAGTCATCGTCATAGTCTTTCGTTTTTCGCACAAGGTCAGCAAGTTCATACTGCGCGGTTTGCAGACCTCGGATTGTCCCGCACAGTTCTTTGTAGTGATCGTGGGATTTAGCACCACCACCACTGACAACTTCGACTAACTGCTTGACATGTTCGTCAAGTTTCTTGTTGAGCACTTCAAGCAGATTAGCCATCATTCACCTCCGGTACGCTTGGCGTTGAGAAGCATTTGTAAGAGTTGTTGCTTAGCTTGCAGATCTTGAGTCTGTTGGTTGTGTTCCAACTGCTGTTGATGCTGCTGCTCAGCCATACGCATTTCCGCCTGTTTCTTCATGGCATCTACTGCGATTTCTTGCTGCGCTCTTTGTGCAGCCACGGCAGGGTCTTCCCCTTGTTGGCCTTGCATCTGCGCAGCTTTGAGTTGAAGCTCTGCCTGCTTGATTGCCAACTCGCCTTGCACCTTCTGTGCTTTGGTCTGTGCATCTTGCTGCTTGATCTGCAGTTCTGCTTGTTGCATTTGAACAACAGGATCCTGCATTTGTTGCTGAGCTTGCTGTTGAGCCGCTTGCTGTTTGTCGATTTGTAGAAGCTGTTGGGCAGCTTGCGCAACCAACTTGGACAACTGAACTTCCACTTCCTCGGACATCTCTGTATCGGGCTTTGGCAAGGTCGCACCGAGGCGTTGCTCAATCTTTGTGCGGTATTGGAAAGCCACGTGCTCAGCTACGTGCGCCATGATGGCCGCCTGCATCTGCTGAGCCATTGGGTTCTGACCCATCTGAGCCATGATCACAGGGTCTTGCATCATTGATGTATGTACAGCAATGTGTGCATCGTGGTCTTGATAGATGAATGCCTTGGTTGGTTTGCCGGTCAAGAAAGACATGTTCTCAGAGACGGGATCACGGGGTGTCATGTCGTCCTCTACAGGTACAAGCTTGTCTGCGTTCTTGATGCCCAAGACTTCAATCATCTGACGGTGCAGGACAGGCAGGTTGTAGATCTGTGGAGCACCTTGAGCCAACTGAATGACTGCTTGGTACTGCATGATCCTCTGAGCCATCGTTGCAGAGTTGGGATCTGACACGGGGATAACATCCACCATGTCGTAGTCAGCTTGCTTGGCTTGGGGTGTACCAAAGACAGGCATGTAGTCATAGTCTTCGGGCATGTAGTCCCGAATGATGTCTTTGAGCAGTTTAAACTCTTGCTTCATTGAGTAATGAACACGAGCTTGGACTGCGCTCATGGTCTTGAGTTGCCTCTCAAGCAAAGCCAATGTTGTACCTACAGGCGCATTGGCAGACATGTCGCTGATGTTCATATCTGCGATGGAGCCAAGTCTTCTGCCTTCGTCTGTTATTTGATTGAGCAGAGCCAAGAGAACCTGTGAGGGTTCTTTGTATGGCAGAGACATAATGTTGTCCCTGACTGATCCACTTGGCACGTCCACATCACGGAACTCACCCGGTTGGATAGGGGTGTCGTCTCCCTTAATACGAAGCCCTCGGGTCTTCAGACCACCGGGTAAATTAGACAGCGTACCTGCGTCCACCAATTGACGAATCAAAGATGTACCGGCACGGGCGTAACCACCGATCAGGTGGATTAAACCTAGGCCATAAGCACCAAAGCCGGGGACATAGGTGTACTGTACAAAGTGCTGACGTTTAATTTGATGTTTGTCATCTTCCAACCAATTTCTGCGGATGGAGAGAATCTCTGTTGTTCCACGCTCTAGGGTGATGACGTAGGGCAGAGCAATGCCGTTCTCATCTTCATAGCCGGGCAGGTCATAGTCTACGTGGATCTCATAAACTTGGTAACGCTCATCGTCTGTGAGGTTGTAGCCTTGGTCTTCGGCTTTCTTCTTTTCTACGTCGGTGTAGAACTGAAGAGGATCGCCTAAGTCGCAGTCAAGGTAGAAGCCTGAGACTTGGAGTTTGCGGATGTCATTCTTGGTCTTGCGCATGATGTGAGTCACACGCTCAGATGTCATGGCGCTAGAAGCGCCGTAGGGAATGATTACATCCTCGGCAGGGATAAAGATCGCAGCCTGCCGTCCCAAGGTGGGATCATAGTAAACCTTCTTGAAGGCAGCGCCGGCAAGACCCAAGGAGTACAGCATACGCTCGTGCTCAGGACGGTACTCGGGCATACCCTCGGTGAGCCGGTAGTTCATGTCCTCCCGTACACGTTCCGCAGCCTCTTCTTTAAGCTTATCAATTGCACCAATGATTTCTGTTTTAACAGGGCCTTGAGCCGGGAACGTCTCAATGATCGTTTCGCTTTGGAACCTAACTGCTGCCTCGGTAAGGACTGTAGAAAAGACTCCACAAGCTCCAAGCCAAGGTTCCGTTCTTTCTTCATATTTCATCCCCAAAACATCTAGACCTTTGACGTACATCTCAACCCAATCCTTGCGGGAGTTGATGTCGGAGTCCACCATTTCAATCAGATCGCTTGCAATCTTTTGAAGTTCGCCTGCGTCCATGTACTCGGCTAGGTTGTCATCAAAGCCTTCTTCATTGTCTTCAGGCATGAGATCAATCTCTACGCCATTCATGTCAATCTTTACGCCCTCGGGATTGACAATCTCAATCTCAACTGCGGGCGAATCATCAAGCTCTAAGTCGTTTAAACCTAAAGGAGCGGGATTTAATGATTGTTCAATGCTCATAATGTTCCTTAGTAGTACTCTACTTTTCTGCGGTGGTATATAGGCTCATCCGGCTCATCAGAGTCCACGGAAATAAAGCCCCCCTGTCTAAAACGCATCAGCGCCTGACTGCTTGAGTCAACGAGGTCATCATGATCTCCATTGGGGAAAGAAGCCAATTCATCCATGACTTCTTCAGCCCATCGGGTCTCAGGACACCAAACCATGCCGGAGGCAAACAGGTCGGATATAGCGTTTACACGCGAGATCTTATCGTTTCCTTTGCCCGGCGTATACTCCGACATAGGAATTCCCATCTTTCTCATCTCATAGATGAGCGGAGCACCGGCAGCACGTTTCTCAACGATCAATGTGTCGGGGTCATATTCCTTCCAAAGCTCATAAGCTTTAGCTTTCAGATCCGGAAACTCCAAACGAGCCTTGTACGCATCCAAAAGAATAATATTTGGACGCAGATCGCCATGTTTGTTGGGATGTTGGAAGATTCCCCACGTGGTACAGGCTGAATAGTCTGCACGGTTGTTCTTTTCAAACGCAGTGTCCCAAGATTGGATGATGTATTCGACTGTCGGGGGTCTTTCATCGTCCCAAATGCGCCACTGATCCCGCTTAATGATTGCGCCTTCTTCTGAAGTGGGGTTCTGTTGGTACTGAGCCTCCCATTTAGAGACAGGAAGCTCAGATTTCAGGGCTTCTAGAGCCGGTTTAGACCAAAACCCGGGCCACAGAGGGTTCCCGTTGGGCATAATTGCAGGAAAATCAATGACTTCCCACTGATCTACGCCATCTTTAGCCGAATTTTTTAAAATTTGACCGGTCAGATCCCTCTTAGACCACCGAGTCATCACAATAATGATGGCTCCACCCGGCTGTAGACGCTGACGAGGGCCGGAAGTGAACCACTCATAGACATTATCAAAGACTGCGGGGTTGGCCTGCTTGGCTTCCTGCTCAGAATGTGGGTCGTCAATGATTAAGAGATCTGCGCCCTTACCTGTAACAGCGCCGCCAACACCGATAGCAAAGTAGTCGCCACCCATGTGAGTGTTCCAACGACCTGCGGCCTTTGAATCACTTGATAACTTCGTCTGAAAAACCTTTTGATACGGCTCTGATGAAACAAGATTCCTAACCTTCCTTCCGAAGCCCGTCGCAAGCTCTGCGGTGTGGGCAGTCTGAATAATCTTCTTGTGTGGAAACTTCCCCAAGAACCACGCAGGCAAAAGGAAGGAAGCAAACTCCGACTTGGTATGCCTAGGAGGCATGTTGATAATCAATCTCTTGAGTTCGCCTTTGGCGACTCTCTCAAAAGCATCCGCCATGATCTTGTGGTGACCACCCGATATAAAGATCGGCCACATCTGCGTCACGAAGTACAGGAAGGACTCCTTGGACTTCTCAACCTTGTCCATCCCTAGAAGCAAACTTATCTTATGCCGCTTAGCTGCGTCAGTCTTTGGGTCATCCAAAGCTTTGAGATAAGAAGTTAACTCTGCGTGGCTTAGTAAGCTCATAGACCTGCCACCGCTTTTGCAGATTGATCCACCAACCGAATGGCATGAAACTTATAAGGCTTGGTAATCAAATGTCCGTCCTGCTTTAAACGATGCACTATTCTATGGATATTAGACTTAGACCGTAGTCCTATGCCTTTGGCAATAACTTCATAAGACGGCGGTACTCCGTGCAACCTTACGTAAGCACGTATGAACTCTAGTACTAACTTTCTGCGTTCGGTCATATATGGGGAAGCACTACCCTGATCGTTGACTAGACGACAGGTTCTGTCGTCAACCGCACTGCACCCCCATATAAAACCGACACAACTGAGCACTTCTTTCCTCGTCTTCCTACCATGGCGACCGCGTGTTCCATGGCTTCCCGGTTCTGAGTGAGTCCACGGTACGGTGTCCAAGTGCTCATGTGTGGTAGCCCTAGGGATTCCACCTTGGCCCACCTCGCTTTAACGTCTGCGTGTCCAAGACAATGTGAGTTTAAACGATAATACGAACGTTCGCAACTGTTTAAACGAAAATATATATACCCCGGGGGTGTTGCATTTGAGATTGAAGG